GAGCACGGATTCAAGATAGAGGAGATGAAGTTGGGCGCTTCGCTGGAACAAGTTAAGACCGCAGGTCAGCTTGCCGTTAACCGTGAAGACAACGCTGGAAAAGCCTTCGTTGCTTCGCAAAAAGCTGACGCATCAATACAGAATACCTCCTCTTGGGTTTCCAATCTACGAGGAGCCACTCGTCCGTTACTCACTTGGACGTTCTGTCTGGCTACATTTGTGGTCATTATAATGTCAGCCGTTCTTCCTGAATGGTTGGTAGATGCACCCCCACTGGTTCAGTTTGGCATCACTATGGTCGTAGACATGACAGCCATGATGATCTCTTGGTGGTTTGGTTCTCGCCAAATTGAAAAGCACATGACCCGCTGGGGCAACAAAGACGCAAACGCTTCTGTATTATAATATGAGCGACGACATTTTACCTGAAGTGCTTGCAGAACAAATTAAAGCGGATCGTCACGAACGGGATGTTTTTCGCACAGAACTTAAACTAGCAATAGCAGAATTAAGCGCACAAGTAAAGAAAACCAATGGTCGAGTAACTGCACTTGAACAATGGAGAATGTTTATTCTTGGCGGTTTTGCAGTAGCCATTGCTCCTTGGGCAGTAAACGTAACTAAACTTTTTCATCCTTAAAATACAATGCTTCCAAAAGACATACCTGCAAGTGCAACGACTGCCGCAAGTGATGACTATGTGCACCTAAACGGCACAACTAATCATTCACGTAAAATACTTGCAAACCTCTGGGCAATGGTTAATTCGCCAACGTTTACTGGCGTTCCAAAAGCTCCAACTCCAGACGGCACGCAAGCTAAGGCTTTGGTTACTGTAGATTATAACATGGCTACAGTTTCAACCACTACCGTAACCGCTGCGGTGGCTGCGACGTTATCCGCTTTGTATCCAGTTGGTGAAATCCTAATCACTCACAGAAGTGGAAATCCCGCTACTTGGTTAAGTTTCGGCACTTGGGTAGCTTATGGTGCTGGTCGCACCTTGATTGGTTTGGACACTGCAGATGCCGACTACAACGCTATTGACAATGCTAGTGGTGCAAAAACACACACCATTACCACTGCAGAACTTCCAGCACACACGCATACGACGCCAACATACACCGGCACAACTGGCGCTGGTAGTGCACATAGTCATACTGCGGGTGTTTCTCTTCTAGCAACTGCAACGGGTGCTTTAACAAACGGTTCAACTAGTTCTTCGACTGTAGATAATGTATCCTTTGGAACCGCTGCTGGTGTAATCACTCCAAACACTTCATCCGAAAGTGCACACACTCACTCGTTTACCGTGCCTGCAGGAACTTCTGGTTCTATTGGTAGTGGCACCGCAATGTCCATCGTTCAGCCTTACATAACCGTCGCCATGTGGCGTAGAACCGCTTAATACCATGGGAATGCCAAAAGAATTGATTGCGTTGCTTTCACAAGAGCATCCAGACGCAGAGTTTCAAGCAAAGCTTTTACAGAAATGTAAAGATTGTGTGAAACTTTCGCGTGATCGTATGAGTCGCTACTACTCTAAGTGGGACCGTTATGACATGGTTTTTCGTGGAGAACGTGTTGCCGATGAAGCAGATCGTAAAGCCGCAGAACGTAAAGAACCTGAGAAGATGGTTGTGCCAATGACCTATGCTCAGATTTCTACGTTTGTTGCATTTCTTCAACAGTTATACACGCAACGCCCAGCATTCTTTGAGTTAGAAGGAACAGGCACAGAAGACGCGCAGGCTGCTAAAGTAGCCGAAGCTGTGCTACAAAATAATCTTGACCATAACAACTTCATCGGTGAAAAACTTCCGCAGTTTCTTTTGAATGTTGGACGTTTTGGTCTTGGCATTTTAAAACACTCATGGGTTGAAGAGTCAATTAAGGTTGAAAAAGATGTGCCAATGGATCTTGGTGGTTTAGCACAAGAACTTGGGATTCAACCACCGTTAACCACCGAACTTGTAGATGAGGTAACTTATCAAGGTAATAAAATAGTTAATGTCTCGCCATACCGTTTCTTTCCAGATCCACGGTTGCCGCTTACACGTTTTCAAGAGGGTGAGTTTTGTGCATCTGAAGATGAGTATTCAGAACATCAATTAAAAACCATGGAAGCGCAGGGCATTATTGCTGGTTTAAAATATGTTCCTAAGTTTCGTGATGAACTTTTACACGAAGGCAAACGTCGTGTGTCTTTCCAAGATGAAATTGCAAACGCGGATACTACGCGTGGAGAAGATCAAATTAAATACTACTGCATTACCGAAGTTCAAATTGAACTGATTCCCTATGATTGGATGGTTAACGGCAAGCGACTTGGCCTTTGCAAACAATCGGAAAAATATCTTATTTGGTATGCTAACGATGCACGTATCATACGCTGTGAGCCTATGGGTTATTTGCATAATAAGTTCACCTATGACGTTTCTCAGTTTTCTAACGATGATATTCGTTACATAAACTTTGGTATTGCAGAAGTGTTAGAAAAGCTTCAAGAGGTGCAGACTTGGTTTATCAATTCGCACATCACCTCAGTTCGTAAAGTTATTTCTAATTACTTAATCGTAGATCCAAAAGGTATTGAAATCAAAGACCTTGCAGATCGTAACCCAGTGCTACGTCTTAAACCTTCGGCTGCTGGTTCAGGTGTAGATCGTTGGATTAAACAATTAAATGTTCAGGATGTTACGCAAAATCACGTTGGTGATGCGCAGGTCATGGAAAAGTTTGGTCAACAAGCAACAGGTATTACCGAGAACTTACTTGGTCAATTTGCAGCTGGTCGTCGGTCTGCAAGAGAAGCAGGAAACGTAAATGCGAATGCTGCCGCTCGCTTAGTTTTGACTGGAATGTCTATCTGGCATACCGCATTTAAACCGCTTGGTGCTAAGTGCTTGTCTAATTGCAGAGATGGTATGACTGTGCCGCAGTTTGTCAAAGTTCTAGGTGAATCTAACATGCAGACACAAGCTGCAGGGCTTGCACAGTTTTTAGGTCTCTCTGCAATGACTCCTCCAATGCAGAATCCGCCGGTTGGTTTGCATCCTCCATTAGCACCTGCGGAGATCTCAGCATATCGTAAAGTAAACAAAGAATCACTAATTGGTAACTATGACTTCCTCACCTTTGACGGAACACTTCCGTCGGCAAAACAACAAACTGCTGCAACTCTTCAAGAGCTTCTTCAGTTGCTTATTTCAAAGCCAGAACTTGCGCTCCTCTTCCAGTTCAATCCAGTCATCCTTCTCAACGAAATCTTGGAACTTCGAGGGATCAGGAATACCGATAGATTCCGGCTCACCCCAGACGCGGCTCAACAGCTTATCCAGTTGGCTGGAGCAGCCAGAAACGCGGTTTCAACTCAACCAGCTCGCCCAGGAGTCGGTAGCCCTCAAGGAAATAGTAATCAACCGCGTTCCTAAGGATCACGCAGAAGTCATTTTACGAGAACAGACCATCGGGGAAATACGCGGCCTTGAACGGTTATACAATCTAGCTCAGATTGAACTCGAAGAACTCCGCGCTAAACTTAAAGAACAAGAAGACGAAAAAGGTTAATTAAACATGAATATTAAACATAACTTGCTTTACGCTCCCGCCGGTGATGCTATGTCAGCTGGTGGCGAGACGGCTAGTGCAAGTCCAACCACAAACACAGACATGGAAAATGTCTGGACTGATCACGTATCTGACAGTGCAAACCAAAATACTGAAGCACCAGCTACAACTCCAGCAGTTTCGCCAACTACTACAGTTGCAAGCGCAAACTCTAATGCTCAAACTCAGCAACCCGCAGGGCAGACTCCGCCGGTGGCTCAGACTGCAGCGACTCAACAGGCGCTGAGTCCAGAACAGATTGCAGACATTGCAGCACAAGCTGCTGTTCGGGTTAATCAGTCATCTGCGCAAAGCGGTAAAACAACTGCACAAGAACAGGCTCAGCCAGCAATGAGTCAGGAGCAGTTTAATAAAACATTCAATGTCGTTCAACTTGACCAAGCTGGATTTACGGAAATCATGGGTTACACTCCTGATTCTCCTAAGCAAGTTGAAGCTCTTAATAATTTTGCACAGGGTGTCGTTCGTCAAGCTTTGACAATGGCACAGGTGCACGTGCAGAGTGTCACTCGTGATCTTGAACAGCGTTTTGGATCGGTTGTAAATCCCATTACGGCTGAACGCGATGCACAAGTAGGTGCTCAACTCCAACAGGAGTTTTTCCAAACCCATCCACAGCTTAAAGCAGCTGAACCTTTGGTAATCGAGATTGCCAATAAGGTTAAAGCTTCTGGTCGTAAGTTCCAAACTCGCGAAGAAGCATTCAATTTTGTCGCAGAAGAAACGCGGCGGTTGCTCCCTCAGGGATTCCAATCTCCGACAACGGGAATAAACCCTCCCCAAACAAGGTCAGTTACGCGTCAAATGACCCCGACTTCGGTCGGAGGGCAAGTGTCGGCAAGGACAGGTTCTGCGGCAGCCGGACCAAGTGACGCCAAGGCCATCTTTGGCTAACTGACATATTAGGAAACAAACATCATGGCAATACTAGGACTCATCAATTCGGAGTCGTTCTCATCGGAGCGGTTTAAAAACGTTCGTCGTAGCGTTTTTTACTTCTATCCTAACGGAGCGGCTCCTCTTACTGGTCTAATCTCTCTCCTCAAGGAAGAGGTTACTAACGATCCGGAATATAAGTGGTATGAAAAACGTCTGCCTGAGCAGAAGTTGAACACCGCTGCTATCTCCTCAACCATTCCTTTCTACGCTACTGCTATTACTGTAGCTGGTGGTTTGGTCACTGCGGCCACTATTGCGGCTGCAGACATTACCTTTACTGCGGATACCCAATACGCTGTAAAGACTGCTGCTGGTCCAGATAACATCTACCGCATTGGTCATCTTATCCGTATCTCCGCGCTGGATACCGCAGGCAATCAGCAGGAAGTTATTGGTCGCGTTAATGCGATTAACAACGCTTCTGCCTCGCCTGCCAACGTAGTTGGATTTATTGCAACGCGCACGGTTTCCGCTGCCGTTGTTTATAACTCTTCCGCTAACGTGGGTATCGAGATGCTCGTTGTTGGTTCCGCTTTTGCCGAGGGCTCCCTCGACATTTCCAGCGGTATCTACAACCTTCCAGTCAATCCTTATTCCTACACGCAGATTTTCCGCACTCCGTTCCAGATTACTGGCACGGCGTTAAAGACCTCTGCAAAGTTCGATGAGACTGGTGTCTACAAGGACATGGCCAAAGAGAACTCGGTCAATCATATGATCGAGATGGAGAAAAACTACATCTTCGGTGAGCGAAATGTGTTTAGCTCTAACGGAACCGTCGTTCGCACGATGGGTGGTATTCTCTGGTATCTCCGTCAGTGGGAGGCTGGTGCTACCTATGGTAACTCCGCTGCTACCACGGACACGGATGATAACAAGCGTATCATCACCAACTCCACGGGCGTTCTTACCGAGCGCACCTACAACAAGTATCTGGAGCGTCTGTTCCGCGTTACTAACAATAAGAGTAACGAGAAACTAGTGCTCTGCGGTTCTGGCTTCCTCTCCGTCATTAATCAGATGTATGTCGGAAAGACGGTCTTGAACTGCGATATGCCAATGACGGATACCTACGGCATGGATGTGCTGAAACATCGCACGCCCTTCGGGACGATCTACTACAAGACGCACCCTCTGTTCTCGCAGAATGCCACCCTCCGTAACAACGCGTTGTTCCTGGATGTCCAGAACTTCGTTTATCGTTACATGGATGGCCGCGACACCGCTCTCCTCAAGGATCGTCAGGCAAATGATGCCGACTATCGCAAGGACGAGTGGCTCACTGAAGCTGGTCTTGAGGTCCGCTTCCCTGAGTCTCACCTCTACCTCCAGAACGTGCTCGACGCACGCTAAACTAACATGGCTGCAATCACTAACTCAAACGTAACGGAAATTGAATCCTATGACTTGGGAACACGTCAAGGGAAACTAACTGCGTTACGTCGGCGTGTCGCTATTGTGCTTTCGTCACAAGGCGGCACTGCTGGAGATATACCCGCGAGCGTGCTTGGGTTTTCAGAAATCTACTACGCAAATGCCATGCTACTGGACGTTTCTGGAACTCCGAAAGCCGCTCTTGTCATGGTTGCAAAAGATGGTTCTGAGATCATTCCTATTGACCTCAACCAAGCAACCGACGCTAATCGCACAGCGCGTGCAAGTATTACCGGAACTCTCTATATCACCATAGAAGGTCGCGGTCTTTAACCTAAACAAAACAATAAAATGGACACATCACCCATCAAAAACCTACGCACCGCCGTTGTTACCACTAGCACTGGTAAGAACGTGACCGACACTAACGTTCTTAAAGGAGAGGCTAGCGATAGTCTCACTGGCAAGAACTCTACCATGCAGTATTCAAACTCTGGTGGTATTGACAAGAGCAATCTTGGTGGTCTGCCTAGCGGCAAATAAGAGTATCTAACTCTTAATCCACGGCCCGGTATTGTTCAATATTTGAACGATACTGGGCTTCTTCAGTATATGAACTTCGGTAATTTAAAGACTTATATTGCTGCTTACATTAACCGCGATCCCGACAGCTTTGTTCGGGGCAGCATTGATTTGTTAGGTCTTGCTATTAACGACGCAAAAAGGTCGGCTTTGCGTAGACATAATTTCACGGTTTTGAGAAGTCGTGGATTTGTAATTGCTGCAACAACGGGCACAGAGTTAGCTGCAATTACGACATTACCCATATCACAGTATCCAACGGCGCCAACGATGTTAGTAAAAAAGATTGAATCTTGCTGGCAATTTGAGGCTACTAACTTGTTAAAGATTCGTCAAATCCCGTTTATTTTGGAATCGGATCTTCATAACATCATTCCGATGATGGAAGATTCGGTAACTTTTCCAGTTTCAAATCCTGTGACTTTTAAGTATCGTGCCTATGTGCGTGGCACTAAACTTTATGTTTCGGGTTTACAAACTAACATGGAACTACTAGTTGATGTAACTTTAGATCTTCCTGATTATGTTGCAGATGGAGATTCTGATTTTCTTAGTGAACGGTATCCTGATTGGTTTTTATTCAAGGCTTTGATGCAGCTTAACGCTTATTTAAAAGAAACTGAACGCATTCAAGTTTCAAAAGCGTTACTTGACCAAGCATGGGACGAGATTATGCAAGACGATAATGAGCGTGTTGGTAACCACAATTCTGCTAATTCACTAGAGTAATGAATAATATTCCACAAACTCGTATACCTACTGGTGGTGTTGATCGGACTAATCTTCCGCATGTCACCGATCCTAAGAATTGGTGGACATTAAACAATCTACGTCCAGTAAATGGTGGTTTAGAACAAACTCCGCCATTGTGCAATAAAATGGCACTCAATGTTCCATACCCAGGCACTGATATACGTTTGCTGGAGCACGTGGCCATTGATGGTCAATTACAATTACTAATCGGTAACGAAACTGAATTTGTAATGTTTGATGAAGTGCTTTGGCAGAGAACACCAGTTCTCTATTTAGAGTTAATAAAAATGCCAATCACGGCAACAACTACCACGTTGTGTCAAATAGATTCTGGTGGTAGTTCTCAACACGAAGAAGCGTATATTTCTGGTAGTAATATAGATATCGACATAGCACTTGCTACGGCTACTAGTAATGAATTGAGTCAACAAGCGTTACTTTACGGAGATCTAGCTCATCGTTTTGTAGCGGATCTTGATACTTTTTGGTTAGAAATCTTAACTTCTACTACCGCACGTTGGCGCTTTATATCTAAAGGAATTACTCCAGGAGCTTGGTATGAGTTTACTATTGCAAAAACGGTAGTCATTGATCCTGTATTAAATATAAACCTTGCGTTTATGAATACAACGGATTTTGCCCCTGGCGATTACTGGCAATGGATAGTGACTAGTCCAGTAATACCTGCAGATAACGAGTGTATAACTACGAGTTCATACGGTAACGATCTTTATATCGCGGGTTATGATCGTAGGATTTTACGTTTTCGTGATGGTATTGTAACAGGGGTTGGTTATAAACCAGCTTTTGGCAAACGCACTGCTGTGTTTTATAATCACCTAGTAATTGCACAATACGAAGAAGCTGCGGTAGATGATGGGCACGAGCCACTAGATCCATATGATGTAAGAACTACTCCTTGGCGTTTAGCTTGGTCGCACTTAAACGACCCTGATCAACTTTTTCCAACGGATTTGAATGAGGCTGACGTTTATGACTTTCCAGCAACTTCCGCAGCATACCGTGGATATTTGGGAATTACTAACCTTGCTATTCTTAATGAGACTTTAATTATCTACCTAGCCAACTCGATGTATTCCATGCGGTATGTAGGTTTGCCTACCGTTATGCAGATTACTCCATTAGTTAATAATATCGGAAGTATTTTTTACGATGGATTAGTTATCACAAGTGAAGGTCATTTTTTCATTGGTATTGACAACATTTATTTCTTCGATGGCACTAAACCAATACCAATGGGTTTTGAAGTTTGTGAACAATTTTTTACGGAGATTGGCACACCTTCAAATAACCCACGGTATGATTGGACGTATGCTAAATATGACCAACGTAGATCGGAAGTTATCTGGACTTATTGGTCGGTGTTTGCGACAGGAAAATATGTATGTCGCCAACTGATCTATCAAGTTGACTTTAAACGGTTCTATTTTAGAAATATGCCCAGTGATTCTATGGGCACTTATTCAGGAAATACTTATAACATCCGCACGTTTGTTCCAGAGTTGGATTCTACAGTTCCAGGCACTATGCTCTATGGGGCAAAAACTCGGTTGTTACACGAGTATGAGTATGGAGTGGACTCTTTACGTTTTTTGGCAAACGATACGTTAGTCTATTCAGGAGCAACTATAATACCAGCTTTGACATTGCCATACGCGGAAACTCCAGATCTTTCCTATGGTGACTTATACTCAGTTAAAGAACATTCTAGTTTTTTACTCGACGCAGCCTATGACATAGGAAGTGGAGTTACGGTTTCTCATAATGCGCGTAATGCAGTAGGCAATCCTCTGGCTGTAACTTTAACACCTTTAACCAAAGTTTGGACTACCAGTCTTGCAGAACGCATTTTATCATTCCCACGTAAAGACGGCGTTGTCTTTCGTTATGGTTTTACTGGAACTTACACAACAACAGTTGATCCAATTTCAGGATACACTGTAACGGTGCCTACAATTGGTTTAAAAATCACGGGCTATGCGGACTTTATTTACACCGGAAAAGCAGAACAATGAGTAGAACAATAAATCTTTCACAGCTTGTGCTTCCTTTGGGTTCTAACGAGCAAACAATAAATCTTGTTGACCAACTTAACATTCGCTTGCGCGTGCTTGAAGCCGAGTTTAATCGTTTAAGTCAAAATGTTTACGTTCGTGGAAATACTGAACCTTATTTCTTACCAACCACTGGCGCAGTCGCTGGGTATAAATTAGTATACACAACACGCTTGGACATAAATGGTAACATTCTACCCTCTGCCGAATGGGTGCCATAATCAAACGTTTAACAACCGCTCTTGAGGTAGTTAACCACTGGGATTACATCAACACCGCAATTTTGGATCTTAAACTTCGGTATAAAGAACCATTAAATGCAGAGCAAATGTTTGCTACTCTTTGTTGGTTGGCAACTACACCGCTCAAGGGCTGGATAGGAGTAGCTTACAGCGATGAGAAACCTTCAGCTTTCGTCGCTTTGCAGGAGTTAATAACTCACGATAATCGGAAAACTTTCCAAGTGTTACTCTACTGGCATTCAAAGGACATTCCAAATAGTAGTAAACAAACTTTGCCGTTAATGACAGAATTTGAAACCTGGGCTTTGTCTCAAGGGATTAAGAAATACCAAGTTTCCACACGCCGTGATTCTGGTGCAGCAATCCGCTGCTTCCAGAGTGCTGAGTATGGATTCAAACGTGCATTTACAACCTACGAAAAAACACTATAAATTATGGCTGCTAATAACACAGTAATAAACGCAACTCCTGCGCAAACCGCAGTAATGACACCTGCACAGTTGCAGGCTCTTTATGGCACCGATCTTAACGCGGCAGCCAACAATGCTTTAATGAGCGGTGCGACCAATGCTACTAATGCTACTGGTGCTAATGCTAGTAATCAGGTGCAGGCTAGTAATCAAACTGGCGCATTTGACACCACTGGCACTTCTGCACAAACGCAAAATCAGACGCAGCAGAATCAAACCACTGGAGCTTCAACTACTAACACTAACCAACAGACCACTGGTCAAACAGGAGTTGTTGATACTCTTGGAACTGGTGCAATGTTGCAAGGACAGCAAGCAGGTGCAACGGCTAACACTAATGCCGTCAATAACTTTCTTTCTGGAGTTATACAGCAAGGTGCTCCAGCGTTTCAAAGTCAAGTCCAGCAAGCGGTAAACAACGCAACTTCTGGTCCAGGTATGGTTGGCGCTGGGCAAAGTGCTAATGCACGGGCTGCTGGTTATGCAGGTTCTGAAGTTGGACGGCAGATGTTAGGACAGCAGTTACAAGCCGCAGGTCAACTTTCTGGACCTACCGCAGCTACAACCTTAGCTAATGCGTCGGCTCCGTATCTTGGACAAACTTCTACTCAGGGAACCACAGGCACGCAACAGCAATCGTCCTTAGAGAATACGCTTGGCACTGCACTTAACAGTCTTGTTGAGAACCAGAGTCAAGCAGGAACTTCTAATGCTGGGTCTACGCAAATTGCAGCTGGCACTTCTCCAATCCAACAGCAAAAGGGTGGAAAAATAATCTGCACGGTGCTGGTAAAACATAAACTTATGCGTCGCGAGACGGTAGCTAATGAGCTTGTTTACTTTCGCAAACACTGGGATTTCTTCAAACGTTCAGCGGTTGGTTACGTTTTCTTTGCGCAGCTTTTGGCAGTGTTTGCTCTGCATCATAAATGGTTTGCACGTTTGTGTGCACCACTAGCTCGCGCTTGTTCCCATGTAATCCTTTGTAAACTTTGGGGTATGCAACCTCGTAAACTTGCGGCAGTAGCATACTTCTTCTTTTTTCACTTTTGTGACAAGCTCGGTTGGTTGCTGCTGAGATTCTGGTCTCCAAACGCACCTGATAAAGTATCCAACCCCGAGCTTGTTGCTTTACTTGAAGAACTTGACCTTAGCCTGTGAGCGAACATTTACAAATGATGGAGACCTTAGAAGCAAAACTTTTAAGTCTTCCGCAAATTAACATACCTTTATGGCATCTATTTGCACCTGGAGTTTACACTCGTGTGGTGCGGATGCCTAAAGGGAGTTTTATTATTGGACATGAACATACCACACGCCATCTTAACTTTGTTTTAAGTGGAAAAGCTACAGTGGGTATGGATGGTATTTTTACCGAGATGGTCGCACCTTTGATTTTTATTTCCGAAGTCGGAGTGCGGAAAGTTTTACAAATTCACGAAGAGATGCTATGGGCAACTGTGCATCCAACAGAGGAAACAAGATTAGAAATTTTAGAGCAAACATTAGTAAGAAAAACTGAAACTTATAAACAACTAAAAAAGGAATTATCATGACCTGGGTAACTATCGCTATTGGTGCTGGAGTTGGTGCAACCGCCGGTGGAGTTGGCGCGAATCAAGTAGGAGAAGACCCGTGGAAGGGTGCTCTTATGGGTGCTACAGTTGGTGGTCTTGGAGGTTGGGCTGCTGCTCCTGCCGCAGGTGCGGGAGCTGGAGCAGGCGCTGCTGGAACCACTGCAGCCGCAACTCCCGCTGCTACTAGTTTTGGCGCAGGAGAAGTAGCTAGCACCGCAGCACCGAGTTTTACCGCTTCTTTTGCACCTGAAGCTGGTGCAGGGGCAACTTCAGCTGGAACACAAGCTGGAGTAGCTGGTATGCAAATGCCAGGATACGCAGCTTCCCAAGCAGCACCATCGGCCTTTAGTGGTATTGGTAAAAACATTGCCACGGGCGTAGCAGTGAATGGTTTAATGGGCGCGGGCAACGCTGTTCTTAATCCTAAACCAACAACAATAACTCCAGGTCAACCACCACAGATGCAACCCATGCAGCCACTACAATTTAATCGTTTGCAATTTGGAAGTCGAATGTAAGTCTTGTTCAAGATTTGAACCATACCTAAAATGAATCTACAAACTGCGCAGTTAGGAAACACAAACGGGATTAGTCTTGGTGGCTACGTTCCCGTCGCAACTCGTCAGCCTGGGTTACTTGACCAAGCTTTGGCGAGTCTGGCTTCGTCTGTTGTTGGAGCCGTAGCCCAAAAAGGTGTTGAGGGTTTAATGACGCCAGATATGGGTAAACAAGCAGTGGCTAATCAGGTGCAAATGGCTGGTATTGAAAAAGGGCCAGATGGACAGTTAGTTGATAAAGCCAGTGCATTGCAGAGGTGGTTTGCACCGCGTGATGCAAAGATGTTCCAACAGGCTTTAGGTCAGCAACAAGAAGCTAACTATCGTGCGGATACGCTTAGACAAACGGGAGCAGCTGAAGCTGCACGTCTTGATGTGACAGTAGCTGGACGCGTTGCTGCAGAAAAACAAGATGGCGTTAAACAGACGTTTGATGAAAAGAGGTTTGCGGCAGAAGAAGCTGCAAGAAGACGGTCTGAGGAGGCAGCATTACGTGACTTCAATGCAAATGAAGCCAATCGTAAAACTGTATTAGGTTTACAAACTACGGCACAGGAGATGAGTGATCCTATGAATTGGCGGAATGTCACCTCTGGAGCACTTAGAGACAAAGCACTTTCTACGCAGATTGCTGCGAACGAAGCAGAAATCCAACGGAGTAATGTTTTGACCAAACAGCAGCAACAGATGTTGGATATGCAGCAAGCACCAGTTCGACAGGAGGCACTTGCTAACTTCTTAAGTGGTAAGCAAATGGCGGGTAATACTGTAGCTGCCACCGCACTTGCGAATGAGTTGGGAAGTAACTGGGATCCAGCAGATAAGAAAGGACTTGAGGCTGCTTGGCAACGTGCCCAGAGTAATAATCCAAAAACTATGGCTACGGCTGCAACTAGTTCCAAAGAGTTACAAGCGGCCGCAGACCAACCGCTAATCAATCGTGTTGGAACCTTAGCCAAAGGAATGGCGGGTGCTGGTGAGCAAGCTCTGAATAAGACTGCTTATGGCGTTGGTCGTGTTTTTCTGTCACGTCCAGAAGCGGAAGCAATGGTAGCACGTGGGCCGGATTTGACTACTTTAGGTATGCCTGCTGGATATTTTGGTCCACAAATAGGTGCTACTACTCCTGAACAAACCCAAGCTTTACAACAGTATCTAGAAACTGGAGGCTTTTCGCCTGCCGATGTCCTCGCACGTCAACAAGCTCTCGGATACGATCCTAAGAATAAACCAGCCCTACGTAACCAAATTCGCTAATCCCATGTCACTTCCATATTCTGCAATAGTTGATGAGTATAATGCGTTCAAAGCCGCTAACCCAAATAATAAAGATGACCTTTCAACCTACGCGCAAATGCGTGATTTTTCAGAAGGCAAACCTACTCGCGCGCAGGCATACCATGACAACGCGTTTAAGCGAGTAAACAATGTTATAGATACTGCGTTTTCACCGTTTGCAGAAATAGCCGCACCGTTTGGTGCTGCAATTGATAAGTCTTTGATGGGTATTGGAGGCTATCAGGGTAACGCTGCAGAGGAAGCTTTTAGAGGTCTGCCACGGTCTACTGCTGAGTTTGCGGGGTATATGCTGGCACCGGAGGTGGCGCTTCCTGCAAAGTTGGCCGCTAAAGGACTAGGCTCCGCCGACGCAGCTCTCAACACCTACGCCCAAACGGACAGCGTCCCCGCTGCACTCATCTCCGCTGCTGGCCTTCCCTTGGTTGACTTTGGCATGAAGCAGGGTGGTGCGCTTGCAGGTAAATACGTTGCAGATCGTATGGCGGCAAAAACTACTGCCGACTTAGCAGCCCAGCCTTTGACCCAAGAAGGAGTTGCAAGTGCTGGTCAAGCGCTTACACAAACTGCACTCAATCCTCGTGATGTATTTGCGGAGTTTGCTGGCGGTCAAGTGGGTATGTTAGGTGCAATGGAAGCGCAACGGCAGGCTACGGGATTGGCTACTGGTGAAGGATTAACAAATCCATTCACAATGGAAAATGCGGTAGGCACAGCTGCAGGTATGTTACCATTTCTACCCAGCCAACTTTTACATCTTGGTCGACAGACTTCTACTGAAGCTAAAGCAAAAGCATTGGATACTGTCCAAAACACTTACAATGATAAGTTGGTAGCTGAAGATACTCGTCGTGCGGCTGAAGTTGAAAAAGCAAAGTTGGCCAAGTTGATGAATATTCAACTGGAGACCATTTCTACTGATGTTAACACACCTCCTTCTGGGCAGTTAAAGGTTAGTGCAGTTACACAAACTAACGTTGAAAATCTTAGTGCAGGAGCAGGTAAAGAAACAACAAAGGCCATGCTTGGACAGGATTTTACGGCTGAAGGTCCAGCTGCACCAATTCCCGAAGATCACTCAGTGGCTGCGGATGCTGGGTTAATTAAAGCTCGATTTACGCAGGCGGTGGAAGCAGGTAAGAATCCTAATCCAAACCTTGCGTTATCGCCAGAGGAAAAGACTGCGGCAATTGCTCGTGCAATGGCAGCGGATGCTACGAGTGCCCCTAAAGCTCCTACTATTACCGTTCCCGCAGAGACCGTTTGGCTGTCGCCTAAAGATCTTTATGGTAAGACCTTTGGTGAGATCGGCGGCGAGACTCAAAAACAGCGCAAGCTGCTTACTCGTGAAGAAGACGACATTTATGATAAAGTAAACCAGCTTTATGTCCTCGGCCAGAACGCAGCAAATGAGGGCAAGCGTAAGACTGCAGAAGAGTTGGCAATTCACTTAGACGAGCCGTTGCACGTTAAAGCCTTAGAACGTGCCGAGCAGCTTGGGCTGATTACTGAAGTTTCCAAAACTAAGAAGACTTTCAAGTTGGTTAACGTCGCAGATCGTCTTTTACCGATTACGGTATTCCCGGAAAAGTTTCAGATTGCCCCTAAACTCGACCAACGCACGGTCATGCCTTCAGACTCTGCCGCTGCCAAGCAAGCCCAGCGTGATGTTCAGGAAATGAACGGGACAGGGCCGGAGGCTTTCATGGCTTGGAATACTCCGACGTGGGATAATGTCGGATTTGGTGGGGAAGGTCAGCTTCTTCAAAGGTTAGATAATGTAGTCAAAGGTCATGGAGGTGCCATGCAGGTTGGTCAGGATGGAATGATGAGCACGGATGGAGTTAAGCGGTGGTTGCTCAAGCGGGTGGATGCAGGGCTTGCGGATTGGTATACTAAGAATCTTCAATTGCCTGAGCGCGCCACGCCGGAGGAGATTTCCAAGGCGGTGAAGGATGCCACGCCGATGGTGGAGAAGAAAGCGTTGATACCGAAGGGCTCATCTATTGAAAATCGTAGACGTGCTCAGCTTTATCACGAACTGGAAACCGCCGGTTACGAACAACACGATCTTGGAGTAGACGCAGTTTTTTACGGCCCTGACGGTAACCCAGTTAATGAAGCTACATTACCTCCAGAGATTAAACAGAAGCTTGCAGAGTTACGTTCGATTCGCGCGGACGCACACATGGATGAATCGGGCCGTGCGGCTACTGGAAGATATGGCGTTGACGATGTGAAGTTAAAAGAGATGGTGAATCCGGTGGATTTGTTGGTGCGGGTGCCCTTTAGCAAAGATTACTTGTCTCTTGAAGACACCAACCGACTGACTACCGATGCGTCTACGTATCAGCAAATAAACGACATAGCAGACCGCCGAGCAAGAACTGCTGACGAAGAACGTTTTCGTGGCCCCCACTTCGGCAGCTCCGACGTCAACGTCGTTGCCTCAATCCGTGGTCGCACCCTCCCTGAGCACGATGCGTTTTTCGCGATGGAGGTGCAGAGTGATTGGGGGCAGAGTTTGAGTAAGGATCAGCAGCGCAATGCTGAAGTGCGTAAACAAGTGAAAGCCGAAGAAGTATCTCCGGGACGTTACATTATCAAAGATGAAGACTTTGTGCAAGGGACCGAAACTTACACTAAAGCCGAGGCGGATGCGATTGTAGAACGTTTGGTTAAGGCTTATGGGGGTAAAACTGCACAACACCCCCTTGCAGAAAACTACCCCGCCGTCGGCATCCGCGCGGCGATTGTGGAGGCGTTGGATAGGGGACATAGGTATTTGGTTTTACCGGATGCTGAGACGGCTATGATGGTGGAGGGGCATGACAACACAATTGACCCCTACATGCACACCGTAGCTGACACGCACGGAGACCGTAGAATCTTAAGCACGGGTTCTCGTGCGGACATGGAAGCACGTGTGCGACTCGACACAACCGTAGGCCGTTCGATACTTCAAGGTGGTGGTTATCTAGACCATCGTGTAGAAAAAACAAACCAAAAGCCTACACAAGAACCTGGAATGCGTCAATTCTACGACCAGACCTACCCTAACCTCGCCGCAAAACTCACAGGCGACCGAGGCCGTCCCATCACTCTCCACAAATTCACCAAACGCGGTCCCTCTGAATACTTCGAAGGGAAGGACACGGTCACGGGCAGAATCTACGACCTCTCGAAGCTCATCGAAACCCGTGAGTCCAAAGCGAATGAGAATCTGAAGTTCATGTCCGCAGAGAAGATTGATGACCCTGTGAAGCTGGCTCAATTTGTATCAGACGTTAATGCTGAATGGGTGCGGTTAACAACACCAAAAGGTGGTCGTGTAGAATTACCAAGTCTTGAACGGACTAGCATTAAAGTTCGGAATGCAAAAGACATTAAACTAGCTAGGGAAATTGCAGCTGCTGATACACGTGGAGATGCTACAAAAGCTGAGGTTGATCTTAATTTGATGAATCCCTTGGTTCACGATCAGCTAGTCAAAGAAGGTTATTTAGAGCAGCACATGGGTCCGTTGACTGTTGAGAAACTCCACGCAGATTTTCAACTCCATCTTGATCGTTCAATTACGGGAAGTCAGCAAGAGGCTTATACGACGCTTGTGCGGTCTTACATCAACGCGCGAAATATTGTGGCACGAGAGGCTAATCGTCAGAAGGCGTTGGCCGTGCAGAAGACGTTGGAACAGGCGCCTAAGCGCGCTTCGCAGATGACCAACACAGAGGTAATTGCTAAAAAGGTGGCAGAATTGCCTGAGCTAATCAACCAACTCCCTGCGGATCTGCGTGCTGAGGCAGTGAAATTGTCACAAAAATATGGTGCCGATTCCACTAACGAAGCCTCGTTGACTCGTGAAGCGTTGGACCCTGAGAACAAGATGACAGATGCGGAATTTGCGGACGAGGTGACTAAGGAGCGCCGCACGCTGGATGCCAAAGGTGAAGTCCCACAATATCAACTCTCGGGTTTTCACCGTCAGCTTACGGAGATTGTTAAGAACCTCAAACCCGATGGAACAACCTCCATTTCGGATACCACACAGCGTCCAAAGAAGGACGAGGAGGGACGGATTGTTAGGAAAACTGATGGCTCGATTTCGTATTCTAGAAAAACGACGTGGGAAACAATGCCTATTGCAGAGGCTTTGCGTCGGGCGCCTAAAGCCACAAAAGAGTCGGGATATGACAATCAAACCACACGCAATTCCATCTCAATGGACGCACTTTCTGAAGAAGGTGCTCATGCGGAAGGCGCGCGGCAGGTTGATAGTCTCGATCTTACAGGAGATAACCCCAGCGGCGCAGGGTTGGAGGTCGATCAAGTGGACATTCACAATAAAGAAGGTGGAATTATTGGGTCTAAGAAGCAGATCACAGTTGCCGCGGACCCGCTTGCCCAACAAGAGGCGGCGGATGCTGTGATTGGTGCGCAGCCTGAGAATAACCCTCCCGTTGGCAGGAAAGGCAAAGCACGTAGCGCCATCGCTAGTGAATTAAATATTCTCACAGGCCCGCACGCTACTGCCGAGGATCTTGTGCCGTATATGAAGATTCTTCCTACTACGGATAATGGAAAATATTTCATGACCGCAGAGCAGTTCATACAAAAGTTGCCATTGGCACTTGAGGCTGAACTTGGTGCGCAGTCGGAGACTGGTATAGGGAACGAAGCGCAGATTGCACTAGCTAAGATTAACTTTGAGGAAGCTGGAGTGCAGTATGATGGTGATGGTCCTTTTAGTCCCGAACATCCTAAATACGCAAAGTATGTAGAAAATGCTGTGGGTAGTGTGCTTGGCCAGAAGAAAGAAGAAAAAGTCCGTCGCTTAAAGAAACTCTACGAAATTGCACTAGAGCGTCATGGTATTGACCCATCCTCCCTGAAGTTTATGCAGGGTGAGTTGGATATGAATGGAAAGATTTTAACTTGGAAGTCAGAACCTGGACCTTTAGTAGATGCCCGTGGTGCTTTGGAAGCACACTTTGGATTGTTGGGTATGGGAGCATTGCAGACTGAGCATTTTACAAATCTGTCAATGCGTGCGTTACATACGTTTAAAGGACTTGAAGATCTGAAGTATGCTACAATCAATCTTAAAGATTCTAGTGCGCTTGCTGGAATTGCTAATAACATTTCTGAGCGGATGGCTGCGTATGGTATGTATGGTTCTAGATACACAGATCTTACTGGTAAGGTGCAAAACAGTCCTTGGATTGGTTTGGTGTTAAACCATGCTGCGGCTAATAGTGCAATGCAACCGTTTTGGAACTGGCTTATGGCTAGTGCTGGAGCGCATGAAAGTATTCACGGGATTATACAAAAGCTGCCAGAATACGAAGCTTCAGTTGATCCAGGTTTAAAGCTACAAGCCACGCTTACTCGTAATGCATTATCCGTGCTTGCGCATCCGGATATTACTATTGAAGATCGTATGGGTGTTTTGACAAATCTTTTAGATACAGTAGTGCCTAAACAGTTTGCACGCACGCCTAATGGTGTTATTCGTCCAGAGGTTAACTCATTGCTAAAGACAGCGTCTAATACCGCAGAAGAAACGATGGCAACGTATGCGCAGATGTATGTTGTTGGATTGATGAGCGAAGGACCAAAGTTAAAAACAGAACATGTAAAAGAAGCATTACGGTGGGATCCACCAGCCATTCAGGACTTTGTTCGTGGCATGTTTCGTGATGTTAGTGATTACATGCAAGGGCTTTTGAAGACCTCAAATCATCCTTCGTATCGTAGTTCTGTTGGATTGCCGCAGCTTACTGGTAGTCCTAAAGCACGTGCACAAAGTATCGAAGCTTTGCACAAAGCTATGCGTGAGTTAGTCAAAACAGATCGCGTGGTGGAGAATGCAAAGTGGGCATTACAAAAAACTGGAGCTGTATTAAATATCAACGACATGGCAGCTCTTGGAAAACCACCAGTGTTTGGTGCTGATATAGATGCAGCAACTCGTGCTTCGCTAACACCTGTGCAACAGTTGTTGTATGGTATTGATCCAACAAGTGGAACTACAAAAATTGGTGGTATCGTTTCTACCTTTGGACAATTCCACCAAGTAGCACTGGCTACTAATTCTCCAGATGCGGTTAACATTCACAACACTTTAGTAAACCATGATGCCGCACGGTTAACTGTAATGTATCGTATACAAGCACCATTGTTGAAACAAACTGCGCACGGCACGTTGGTTATGGACGAGTCGCAACCATTACGAAAGATTAGTAAATCCACGGGCAGAGTTCGTGATACGTTTAATGAGTTTTTGGGGCAACTTCAAAAGGACGCTGCGTCGGATACGTTTAAGACTAATGCAACCTTTGGAACTGATGGAAGTTTGAAAGATGGGTTCCGTCAAGCAATGGCGTTAAACCCAGACTACAACAACTTCGTGCTTGCAAAACTGCGTGGGCATACTCCAGACGAGCGTGCTTTGTTGTTGGCCGCAGCAGATCAATACATACAGATTACTCGTAATGCTGGTATCGAGCGGATCAATGCCTCAAGGAATACTATCAACTATCGCTTGGGTCGTATTTTACAACTTAATGGTCTGAATGAAAGTGCAGAAGCATTGTTCCAACGTAGTAACATGATGATCGACGCAATAAACGCACAGGATAATGCGTCATTTGCTAATGCTACCAGAGGGTTGTCTCCAGAGATAGGTGCCAAAATGCTTGAGCATACATACGATCTTGCTCAACTTCACAAGGAGTTGGAAAAGACGATTAACAAACAACCGTTTTACGCATCCGAAGAACGTCATGGGCCGTTCATGATTGAGTATGATATGGTCGATAAAGATGGTAAAGCGACTCGGCATTATGAAGGTGCGTTGGATGAAGCTCACGCTAATAAGTTACTAGCTAAACGCAAAGCTGCAGGTGCAACCAATCCAGATTTTTACAAAAAGTCTGAGAGATATGGTAACGCGATTGGTGAGTTACCTGAGTTTCAAGCATCCAAGTTTGCCGAGATTGAACAGGTGGCTATGAGTAAGATGCTGGAACGTATGGCTGGTGATTTTTCACCTGAGATAATTGAAGAATTAAAGCGTTCGTTTAATCCAGGCACCGCAGTTGTGGAAGCTATTAACTCAAGTAGCTATAAAAATGCTATGAAACAACGCACGCTAGCTGCGGGCCGTGAGCATATTGATTATTTAGAGACTTTGAATTCAACGGTTTTTGGCACTGCTGGTGGCGTAGCTAATCGTAATGCTTTTGGTCACATTGATCTAGTGCAAAATGGTAGTGCTGTTAAATCACTGCGGGACTTCCGCGCACGTTTACGTGATCAGATGGTGCACACCTTCCAGCCAGGTGATGAATGGATGATACGTAATAAGACGATGGTCTCTGGTTTCTATATGGGAACCAATCTAGGTGCTATGATTGCGGATACGTTTCAACCGTTTCAAGTGGGCGTTTATGATTTAGTGAAAGACGGAGCTAGCGTTAAGAACGCGCACTTGGGTGTAATTAAAGGTATGAAAACAATGGCTTCGTGGGTAACCTCACCCGCTGAGCATTTGAAAAAGGTAAGTGCTTTTGAAAAGGGTGATAAGAGTCCTGAGAATGCGGCAGCGTGGGCATTGCAGAAATACATCCTAGAACATCCGCACTCTAATGCTTATGATGCACTTGCTTCGTCAGATTTAGAAACTGTTAATACACATCGTTTGCTCAAAGGCGAACAGCAGGATATGACTGTAGGACGCTTGGCTACAAACGGATTGTATCAAGCGGCACAAAAGATACTCAAGTTCTATTCTAAGAGTTCAGACTTCCAAGCTAAGTCTTACTTTGTAGCCGCTTATGAGCACGCTGTAAAGTTTAAGAAGATGAGTCCAGAAGCTGCCCAGCAATATGCGTCAAACATGGCTACAATGGGGACGTATGGTGGTGGACGAGCGAACCAAAATGGTCTGCTTGCAGAGAGTTCTAAGACCACCGCGTTGAAGTCGTTAGTAGGGTATGGAATGTTACTTCAACAGTATGCAGTAAGCTCAACAGTCTCAATGTTACATGAGGGTCGGCAGGCATTAAATCGTGATGGAACGCTTACACCACTTCAACGTCAACAAGCTATTAAAGCTTTTACTGGACGTGTTACAACACAAGTTGCATTAGCTGGTGCGTTAGGTTTACCATTTATGGCAGTTGCTTTGAAGGCAATCCAAGCAGCTACGGGTAGAAACGTTGAGCAGGACATCCGTGAGGGTATCGCATCTTTCGCAGGGGAAGACCAAGAACTTGGTGCATTGATTAGTGATGCCGCAATGCGTGGATTGCCAAGGCAGACTACTGGTATTGACATTGGACGCAAGTTTGCATTAAGTAACATCATGGGTATTGGTGGCTCTTATGGCGGTTTTCAACTCCAAGATATGGCTGGACCGTTACCTGGTGCTTTAACCAATCTAGGTAAAGCGTCTTTTGCAGCCTTGCATGGTGATACTATGGGTGCAGTAAAATCCTTAGTTCCGCCTTCAATGCAAAACATGATAAATACTATTGACTCCCAACAGAAGTATGGAAGACTTCAGTTCATGGATAAGTCTAATAACTTACTCATGGTTCCAGGTAAAATGGAAGCAATCAGCTATGCACTTGGGATGGTGCCTTCCAGATTGGCACGTATGCAAGAAGCTGGATTACAAATTAAAGCAAGCGGCGA